ATCTTTCGAAAATCAAGATCATCGGCTCTACTGCAATTCGTCTATTATGATTTGTCTAATCATTCATATTTCCGTCATAACTTTTATCAGCAATTGTCATCTATTCTGCATTTTCAACAATGGCGGTATCTTCCACAGTAACCACCTTAATTGTTGTGTCTGGACTTTGGACGTATATCGTATCAACCAGAGTTATTGTGTCTTGTCCACTTCTGCTATCGTAAAAAGTTATGGATTTGGAAGATAAGAATGACATCACTGAAACTATCATAAACGTTATAAAGCAACTGCACATCACGAACATTGTTGCATTGATAACCACCTGTCTAAACCAACGATTTCCCACCATTATTCTTTCGTGTTTTTTGATTTATGTACTTTTGTGAACTTTTCCGTGGTACTTTCCTTGAACTCGAAGACATCTTCTGTTATTTTCACACCTTTGAACATCTTCGAGTTCAAGGAAAGTACCTCGTCTTTCACATCGGAAGGTTATTTTTAACCAATCTTCCCATTCACTCTTACCTTAGCATTACCATCCATGAACAGATCCTTCAGATCAGAAAGTATCGATGCGACTGCGTTCTGTTGGACAGCACCATCCGAGTTTCTATAGCCAAGAGCATCAAGGATCATACCCATCGACTGGATGATCTTGTCAATCTGTCGAGTTCGGAGCTGTTCTGGAGTTTCCCCTGCTTTTCTATCCACTTTCATGGTTTCCTTGTTGGATTTTTCTATCTTGAAACCAGTGGATTGGAAACTTGCAAGTGATCCCCCAGCAGGTTTTGAAAGTGAGGGGAACGAGTACGAAGATCTCGATCTGTTCTGTTCGAACGAGTTCGCCTTGTCAATCACAGATTCTATCGACTTCCAATCTGCCGAGATATCCTTCATATCTTTGCCGAACTTCGTGAGGATCTTTGTGAACTCAGAGAATGGCTTTATGAACTTGGAGAATGTGTCGACTTTGTGAGGTGTAAGGAACGAGAATCCTTCATTGATCATCTGTAAGGTCTTCTTGAGTGTAGCACCCATTCTCAGAGATGAAATATCAGCATCTTTTATCGATGAGTAGTTTTTAATCGTGCCAACGAGCATATTCAAAGGTTCATTGAACATCTTCACTGCATCAACACCCTTTTGAAGATCACTATCTGCTATCCCAAAGATCCCAGTTCCCTTATCGGCATCTTCTGCAAGAGACATGAACACTTGAGGAATCGTGGTGAGTATACCTTCGATATTCTTCTGTATTGCCGTTCTCTCTTCATCCGAGATCTTCGTTGTCTTCCACTTCACGACACCATCATAAAGAGGAATGAGTGCTTCACCTATCCCCTTGACGTAGTCGATCCCTCGTTGAACTGTGGTCTTGAGGATCATCCCCATGAAACCAGTGGGAATCACATCCTTATCCTGCTCACCGAATTGAGAAACAAGAGCAGGGAGAACACCCATGATTGTCTGGAGATTTGAAGTTATTCTTTCGACATCTGCCGAAGTGAGCTTTGCATCTCTCCATTTTCTGACACCATCTGCGAGACTGTTTATTGCACCCCCAAGATCGCCTGTATATTCAAGTCCTCGTTCTACGGATGACTTTTGGAACAATCCAAGGAAACCTGCGTTTATGACTTCATCCTTATCAATCGCCCCGAAATCTGCAATCTTTCGTGGGAGAACACCGAGGATTGTTCTTATGTTCGTGTCGATCTGTTCCACATCCGAAGAAGAAAGCTTCATCTCTGCCCACTTCTTGACACCATCTGCAAGATCACCAAGAGAATCTCCGAGTTTGGCAGTAAATCTTAGACCATTACGAACTTCACGAAGTGAGAAAGTCTGGCCATTGAGATATTCGAACTTTCTCTTCTCTTCTACATCTTTATCAGACTTTCTGAGAATCCCCCAAAGATTCCACATGTCGTCATCGTCATCAAAGAATCTCCCCATTGGAGCGATTGATGCAGGAATGATCCCGAGAATCGACTTTATGTTGTCTGCAATCTTCTGACCATCTCCCTCATCAATCTTCATCTCTGTCCATTTTCGGACACCATCTGCAAGATCGATCATTGCCGAAGACATTCTACTTGCAGAGGTGATCGAACCTTGGATTTTCAGCCAGTTCGTGTCAATGTCGTACATCTTCTTGATAGCATCGGGGGAAGTGGCAATGATTACAGAGTGCATGATGTTCTTGAACATCTCCCCAATGTTGCGAGAAATGTCAATGAGCTTCGAAGTGTCACCAAGCGTGGAGAACTTGACCATTGATGTCGAGAATGTGTCGACAATACTTGCGACATCTCTCAAAGATCCAAGTCGGAAAGTATCAAGGAAGGAAAGTTCAGAAAGTGCGTCCGAAGCTCCCTTCGCAAGAATCGTCATCGATTTTGAGAAGTTCGAAACATCATCGACTTGAACTTTAGATTTGCTTATCCCTTCGAAGACTTTTGTGAATGGAAGAAGAGATGCACCAACTGCACCAAGCGCAACAGATCCAAGGAGAATAAGCGGTGAAGCGATCCCCATCATTGACATTGGAACAACCAGTTCCTTTATGAATTCTGGGAGATGCTTGATTAGTGCATCACCGCTCTTTTCCATTGCTTCACCGACCATCTTCAGAGGAAGAGCAAAGGTGAGCAGTGAAAGTCCTACGAGTGCCATAGCACCTGCACCAAGAGCGATATAACCGAAGAACATACCTGCAACACCCCAGATTGTGGCGATCCCAGATGCAAGTCCCATAAAGATGAGTGCACCCTTCCAACTCTTCATAGCGACCATAGATGAGAAGGCGATCGAAGCACTAACAAGATAAATCGATAAGGACATCACGGACATTGCAAGTGCTCCCTTCGATATCGTCACCCAAGATTTACCAATGAAGTGATAAACCACGGCAAGTGCAGAAAGTGAAAGTGCAAGAACACCAACGTTTACAAAGTCAATCCCCACCTGTGACACACCATAAAGAGAAAGTGCACCAATGACAAGAGATGCTGACATGAAGGCGATCGCCTTTGCACCAGAAACGATTCTTCGAGAGTTTCGAGAATTACCAAAGTACATGAAAAGTCTCGACATTCCGTACATTGTGGCACTGGTTATTGCAAGACCCCACACAAGCTGTCGAACATCAATCTGTCGCATTATGAGCGTCGTAAGTGCCATCGATCCTGCAAATGCAAGAACAGAAAGTCCCATCTTTGCTATTCCAACTGCACCTCTATTCAGTCCTTCGGCATTGTCCGCTATGAATTGTAGTTCTTTCCTTAGGAATTTGACTACGAACTTGAAGATTGTCATACCTGGTACAGCAAGAACAAGAAGAGGTGATGCAATGAAGATTCTCCATGCAAACTTTCGAATACCTGTACCAATGCTCGAGAGCATATCCCCAGTTGCCTTCATCTTCGAAGCATCACCATTCTTCATCACTTCCGAGAAGCTCTTGACGAATTCTCCAAGTGAGTTCATTATTCTTTGGATTCTTCTCTGTGAAGGCATCTTCGACTTCGATAGAGAATCCATGAAAGGCTTGAGATGAACAGAGAACACGGACATCGATTCTGCAACAGCTTTTGTGTTTTCGAGTGAGACATCCTTAAGGTCTTGCATGTTGAAGATCGATATCGCTTTCTTGATTGCTCGGATTTTTCTGTCGGTGATATTCCTTGAATCTATCTCCGCAACACCTCGAGTATAATCAACGACAAACATTGATGCTTTCGAGAAAGTGTCCAAAGACTGCTTGTCGAGTTTTTCAACTGCATCTTTGATACCCTTCATGAGAACACTAATCGACTTATTGAATGTTGCTATGTTCTTGACGTATCTCTTGTTTACACTTGTGTTGATAGAAGATACGAAAAGGTTGATTGATTGGCTGATCTGATCAAGTGTTCTCATATCTGCACCAAGCTGTGCACCTCCAACTGGTTGTGTTGCCGATATCTCTGCTTTCTGCTTTGCTATCAGTTGTATTCCCTTGTCTATGGAGAACATCGTATCCATGAACAAATGACCGTTCAAACCGAACACTTTGTCCATGAGGATAGCTTGTTGTTCGATATAGAACGAGACAGTTGCCATGTCGGACATTGACGTAGGAGAAGTGATAGAAGCCATCTGAGGTACAGATTCCGAAAGCTTCTTCTCTTCTTCGAGTTTTTCCTTGTAAAGTTTTGCGACTTCTTCGAGATTCGTCGATATGCTTTGGACACCATCAAAAATGCCGTTAATTTTTGATGATGAGTTCCTCTGCAAATCTAACGATTCACCGAATACATCATAGAGTATGTTAAATTGTTCAATGTCCATATACAAAATAGCCCCTCGGATCGGTAGTTATTCTGCTTATTTACCGACCCGAGGGGCTATTCGGAGGGATTTTTTACATGTTCCTCTCGTACATTTTCAACTCATCATTGAGCGCATCGGGGAACATTTTGAAGAGCATATCGAAGTCACGTCTGTCGAGTTCGTTATGTTTCATATAAAAACTGATAACTTGCTCATCGACTGTTATCTTCTTCTCTTTCTCTTTCTCGAGTTTCTTGGTCTTTGTGAATAGGAATTGTGGCTTGGACTTATAACGTCTCTTCATGACCTCTCTCCAAAAATCGACCACACGAGCATAGTTGATCTGCTCGAGATTCATACGTGAAGTTTCATCAATGTACATGATCGACATGAATCTCTGAATCATGAAGTAATGCGTTCTTTTATCAGATTCAGAAATCTTCTCCCATTTTCCATCATCCCACATCGAATCGATGAGATCGAAGAGCTTTATTGCCATACGTCTTCTTGTTCTATAAACTGATCAAACGTTCTACTGTTCTGCGTCTGTGTCAGTTCTCCTATAACGTACAGTTCAAGTGCGTCATAGTAAGCGTTGTCATAACTCTTATAGGAAAGTTCGACATATCTTCGATTAATGTTGATATTTTCAGAGATCTTCTCCGAATCGGCATAGTCTGGAGATTTTTGCACCTCATCGATTATGTGCTTTGGAAGATCAGCATCTTCGAAGACATCTTCAACCGTCATCCCACCATTTACAACTTTCTCCTCATAGTACTTCTCGAAGACCTTCGATGCACGGAGATCAGTGAATGAGACTTCAGATTTTCCCTTCAGATATTTGTAGACCGAAGGGATGTTATCGGACTTATCCCCCGACAAGACCTTTACAAATAGAGCTTTCTCGGGGATGATCTTTTCGGATCTCTGTTCAATGATCGTTCTGTTACTGTCTTCGGTGACATTTTCAGAAATACTCAAGAAGTCATCAAGCGTGGAGATTTCCTTCTTCTTTGTCCTTTCGTCGATGTAGTGCATCATCTTCGACGAGTCCATATTGAACATTGCAATGAAGTTCGTTCCATTGAACTTCACAAGCTGTTTCATATCGGAATCCGCTGTGCAGATGATAACTGATTCATCGGACTTGAAGATCAGATTCGATGAAACGTAGATGAGATCATCACCTTCCGCATGAGGATAGGAGAGAACACAATAACCATTGTCCGTGAGGAATCGTTTGAATTCCGAGATGAACTTTCCAAAACCTTGACGATCAAACCTGGGTGTTGATGTCTTTCGATTTGCCTTGTAGTCATCTCCACGATCAAGCTCGTACCGCCATGACTTCTCCGTAGAATCGAAGCAGAATACAAAGTTTGTCACCCTGCTGTACTTCTTGATGACGAAGTTTATCGATTGGAGGACAGCTTGACGGAGATCATCTCTGTCCTCTTGTGTGGACAAGAAAATCTCGGAAGGGGATATTGCGAACGCTGTCCTATTCGCAATGTAGTTCATATCAAAAACTATCTGCATTATTCCGCTATTTTGTAGTTATAAACTGGCTTTAAGATACATTCGACCTTTACAGTTTCTGCAAGCCATGGAAGAATATCTTCAAGTTTCTTATAAGCAGAAGGCGATTCATCTATCACATCTTCGGAAAGTGACCACGTGTTTACACCTTCCATAGATTCCCGAAGTTCCTCGAGAGTGAGCTTTTTCTTTGCTTCTGTCCTTGACATCACACGACCTGCTCCATGTGGTGCAGAATAGTTCCAATCTGGATTTCCAAGTCCACGACCGATAATAATGCCGTCACGCATGTTGATAGGAATAACAACACGTTGATCTTTGTAGGCGGAACATGCACCCTTTCGGATAATTCCGTGATCATCGATGTAGTTATGAACACAGTGCTCTATCTGAGAACTTTCGATCTTCAGACCGAGATGTTCACCGATGGACATTGTGATATACATGCGACTGAGAATAGCGAATTCGACAGCAACGCCCATGTCGTGGAGGTAGTCGTAAAGCAATGATTCATCGAGAATGTCGGTTGATTGCCAACTTGCTCGTATCTTCTTTACACGTTCCTCGATCTTCGCATGAAGACCGTTCTTTTTCATGTCCGCAATCATCTCCTTGATCTTCTCTGACTTCGACTTCTTGATCATCTCAGAGTTCTTGGATACGTAGTACTTATAAACATGATTACCAAGACGACGAGATCCGCTATGAATGACAAGATAAAGGTCACCTGCTTCTGACTTCCCGATCTCTATGAAGTGATTACCACCTCCAAGAGTACCAAGAGTATTGGTGATCTTCTGGAACTCGTCTTGATCCACACCGCATCGCAACGAAGATATCGTCATATTGCTCATCTTCATGAAATCGTATAGAAATCCACCAAATGGTGTGTTAGACTGTGTACCCTTCTTTGCGACTAAATCAACAAAGTCGTTCAGATCCTTGTAGTCGATATCGTCGATCTTTCCAAGCTTTACCAAGGTCATTCCACAGCCTATGTCGTTTCCGACAAGATGAGGATTTACCTTTCCTTGAGATGTTGTAGATGTGAAACCAATAACACATCCTCGACCTGCATGAACATCTGGCATAATCCTCACACTTTCTGCGGAATATGGCTCTGTGGAAACTATTGAATCAATCTGCTTCTCTGTAGTTTCGTCTATAACAGATGCGAAAATCTTGATATTTGCTTCCATATGTCGAGTTCTTATTAATGATTGAGGGGGTTATCCAACTTTCTTATTCGTTCAGATAACCCCCTCAAAAGATGCTTATTACTTATGAATGACTATTACTTGTTGTCTTCGTGGGCGTTACCTTCTGATGATTCGATACGGTAAGTTCTCGATCTCAGTAGATCACCATCATTGTTGTATTCAGAAGTCTTGCGTTCCATGCTTGCGTAGTCATATTCTGACAGTTCTACGACGTTACCATTCTTGCCGTGCTTCTTTGACTTGATAACACGACCTTCTTCGTCGTACATTTCCCAGATGCCTATAGGGTTGTTCTTCTTGTCGGTGTTGCCACGTACCTTGAGCTTTCCGCTCATGTAGCGTTCTGTATGAACGTTATCGATGAAGAACTCGACTGCCACACCTTCCACGATATGACCGTATTGTTCGAGCTTGCCTTGTTCGTTATAGACTTCGAAGATCTTCTCGGTGTCCGAGAGATAGCTGATCCATTCGTCCTTCTTACCATTTTCGTGGTAAGTTGTCCATTCACCCGACTTCTTACCGTTCGTGTAAGATCCGCTCTTGTAGACCTTTCCGTTTTCGTAGTATTCGGTGTATTCACCACAGAGAGAACCATCGACGTAGTTCGAAGTGCGCTTTACCTTACCACTTTCGAAGTATTCGACACGCTTGACCATCTGGTAGTTTTCGAAGAATGATTCCGACTTGATTGTGTCGAGTTCACCATTTTCGTAGTATCTCGTGACGACCCCCGAGGGAATCTGACGTTCAAGGATTGCTTCTGATTCGAGTTCACGCTTGATGATCTCCTTTACTCTGTTTCGCATTCTGAAGACACGAGACTTTACTGCACCACTTGTTTCGAATCCGTACTTGTCACGGATTTGTTCATGGGTGAGATCGTGGAAAAGGAAATCGATGAGGACTTCAGAGTTGGGACATTTTTCGAAGAGTTCACGGCAACGCTTGATCATTCTCTTGTTCTTTGCATCCTCTGGATCTTCGTCGGGGTTGAAGATGTCTTCTGCGCTGACGATTTCGATTTCCTCATCATCTTCCTTGATGGTGTTGCGCTTGTGAGCGATGTCTATCATTTCCTCATCATCAGTATCCGTGTTTGACGTGAGCTTTGACATTGGGATAACGATGTTGGTCTGCATTCTGTTGAATCTCATCAGAGAGAGATTCTTGGCAGAAACTGCAATATAACCGCTGATTGGCTTGTCATCAGAGAACCATTCGTTATCTTCTGACTTCGAGAAATCACGGCTTTCACGGTCGTAGATCTCTTGATAGGTCAGACCATCGTACGATTCGAGACGACGAGCATATGCTTCGGCATCCTTGGTCTCGAGTTCACGGATCTTTGCTTGGAGCGTGGAAATTTCTGCCTTGAATTCCTCGATTTCTGCGAGTTCCTTCGAGAATGACTTTGTTGCCTTGAAGTCTGACATTGTCACCTTCTGCTCACGGTTTTCGATCAGTCTTTCGATCTCACGGATCTTCTTTTGGATGTCTGCAACCTCCTTGTTTCGTACGTACTTGCGACGAGTTCTGAACATCTCGAACATGTCGATGACGACATTGTGAGATTCATCCTCATCGTGGAGGATAAGGAGCGATTGCTCCATTGCCTGTGGGTAGAAGATTGAGAAGAACTCGGAGAAGATCGAGTTGTCCTTGTCCCCAGTCATGAACAGTCTTCCAACGGACTGTTCACGTACCCACTTCTGCATAGTGAACTTCTTGCGATATGTAGGAGAGAGAGCGTTATAGAGCTTGCGTTCCATGTCCTCTACGATATGACGACGAACTTTGATGATGAAAGCTCTGTTGATTTCCTTGCGAAGTCCTTCGGGGGTGATGTAAGTTGCCATGATTCGTTGATCTTTTGATTATGGGTTAGTTTATGTGTCGGTTGGTGGGAGGTTACTTGTTGTTGTTCTTGTTGTTTGCAGGATCTGTAGCTTCTACTACGATATAGCACGTGGCGAGGAAGCCGAGGATAAAGATCACCACACCAGATGCTCCACCGATGAAGTTACCTACGACGCTCTTCACGATCTTGCCGAGTGGGAAGAAGGATTCGAGGATGAGCATGGAGATGAACGTGATTGACATCCACTTTCTGATGGTCTTCTTTGTCTTGAAGAATTCGTTCGTTGTAGAAGCTACCTTCTTGACTGCCTTGATGATGATTTCCATTGCGATGTTGAAGAAATCATTGAACTTGCGATTAGCCATGATCTTTGGATCTGATTGATTTGTTGAACTGAATTAGCTGTTGTGTGAAAATCTTCACATGATAACTATAACAAAGATCGTGCCAGAGTTTCAAAAATATGACAGATCTGTCAGTTTGAATATGTTCTGTCATACATTCTTTAACACTTTATAACATCTTATATTACCTCTTGTCATATTCTTTAACATTTCGTAACATCTCATGACACAAATGTCATATGACACGTGTCATATTCTGTCATGTCATCGTTGTCATGACACGTTTGTCATATTGATTAAAGAAAGGTACTTTCCTTGGCTTCTCTTCTTTTTCTAATATGAAAACAACGAGAGGTATCTCCGAGTTCAACGAAGATACCTCTCTGTGCTTTCGAAGGTATTTTTGTGTGTTTATGCGTTGTTTCTAAACGTTACGCCACTGTGTCTGTAAACCACAAGACCTTGATAGTTCTTTTCATCGACATAGACCAGTTCGACAAATTGTGGTTCATCAGATCTCTGTCCTTTGAACACAATCGAAACGTCTGTTGATTTCCCATTCATAAGTCTTATTGGTCTCAATGGGTCAGAAGAAGCTATCTGACAAATATCCGATTCACCACATTGGAAAAGGTGCATCGTGAAGTGCATCCCTTTTTTCAGAGTTGCTGGGTTGATCAGTAGTTTCTTTTCCCCCGAAGATATCATCGAATTGTAATTCAGAAGAAGTACGGACTTTTTATTGTGAATGTCAGTACCACTATTCTGTGTGACATTCAGTACCTCATACTGAGTTACCAAGGTCTGTTCAATATCAAAAGATGCCGATGAAAATGATCTCGTTTTGAATGAATCACAGAACAGTCTATCAATGTAAGATTCACCATCCGCAACGCTTGTAGTTCCCTTCCCTGCAACGAGCTTTGCAAATCTTGCATTACCAAGGTTGTCAACGCTGGCGATCTGTGAATTGTTCTTGTCGAGAATAGAAATCACGTCATCGATATCGGCATTGAGCACGACTTTCTTGAGCGACATTGTACTATTCCCTGTGAGGTTTATGATACCTCGAGCAGTGTCGATGATAGAGTCATATGAGTTAAACTTTGATTCTATAATCGACAGGAAGTTGTTTATGAACTGTGGAAGTTCTGATACGAATTCACTCTTGCTTAATTTCTTGAAACTGTCCATCTTCTGATTTATTCGTTTTGTTGTTTATTTCTTTGTATGTGAATCTACGACCAGCGAAAGCTCTTACTGCGATGTAATAGATGTAAGAGAGAATGAAGAACCACATCTGAGAGCCAACACTTCTGTCTCTGAAATAAGATGTTGATCTCTTTACCATTGATTGGAAAAGTTCGATATCGGCTTTCAATCTGTCTTCTCGAGTCCCTCCTATTTCGTAAAGCATATCGTGGACTTCACACTCTCCACGGAAAAACTCATGGTGTGGTGGCTTTAGGAACTTGAATATTCCTCCCATAGCCCCACAACCATTCGTCTTTGCCTTGTCTATTTCTAACTCATTAATCTTCTCCATCTTCTCCTTCTTCGTCGTCAAGAGTGTATTTCGAAAGATCAATATTCGCTTTCTTTTGCCAGCACTTGTTTAAGCACGTTTTTATATGTGTGAGAACATGTAAAACGAAGTGCTTATATTGATCAAGCGTTTCTATCTTGTAAATGTAGAAATCGTCATCGTCACCCATCTTTATGAACTCTGGGAGATTTGCACCACCAAGAGCATTTGTAAGTAGGAAGCCAGTTGACCAGTTGAACTGATTCTCTTGAGAGAGATACAAAGGTTTTGTGACTGGTTCATCTTCAAGTGTCGTGTAAGACGACCCAGTGAGAATTTCATCATCACATTCCTCATTGAAGACTGATGATAACAGATCCACGATTTCCTTCGTTGTTGGTCGGTGATCGTATTCTTGTACGCTATAAGTCATGTCGTCACCTTGACCTTTAATGTCGTAGGCGACTGTGTATTTCTCATGAAGTGGATCTACGAGGTGGATGAGCTTACCATCCACCTCGGGGTTTCCACTTTGTCTATTAGTTATCATCTGGTACGAATCGTTCATCATATAGGAATTTGTAGTGTTTCAGTGATTTAAACTCTTCTAAGTTATTTGATATCACGACATTTCCAAGGAAGATTGGAACGTACGTCTCCAAACCAAACGTTTTCCATTTCACGTAGTTGTACTCGTCATTACCAAAACGATCGTAACCGTTATCGTGGTGATAATACAGACAGCAACCATTGAATTCGGTTGCGCCAGTGTATGACCTTGGAACAATAGACAACTTCTTACCACTATTTACAGTTCTCACTGGAGCGTTACGACCAGTGCTGGAAGATTCCCAATCAATCACATGGATGTCTCTTGATCCAACTGGCGAGTATGTCGTCGATTTCTGAACAGCAATAATACCGTACCATTGCGAATATCTGTTGTTGTTCCAATATTTGAAGTGGTTCATATTACTACCACCAGAATAATCAACACCGTCCTTGTTTCTTGCTTGCGTCATGAACACTACAGATTGTATCCATCCATAGCACATGATCTGTGATTGATTGTATGGATTGAACTGCCTCTGTCCATATTCGTCATCGTACACATATTGCAATCTTGATCTGTTGTACACGCCATCAGTTCCGATGCATCTTGAATCGTTTACGCCAATTCTTGGATCTGTGAAGAATTTCTCACGACCGCTGTCTATATTCGACGAACAACCAGTTATGTTAGCATAGTCAAATCTGCCATATGCTGATATCACAAGATGCCAGAAATAGCCAGCTTCTATTCTATCAATTGATCTGTACGACGCATGTCTTCTCATGAAGTTCGCCACAGTGTTGGGATTGTGGTGATAGCACAACGACGTTCCCTGTTTGAACACCCATCGGTTTTTGTTGTATCTCGTGTCTATGTGACCGTCATGATCTTTGGCATTCACTATGCCTGGGTACGATTGTCTTCTCTTATCGTTTGTACTGTACACGAGAGGATTGTGTGCTACCCACATCGATTCTTGTTTCGTCCAGTCTGGCTCCCAATCTGCAACTGAATCGCTATTTGTTAACCATACTTCATAAACTTCGTGTGGTAAGAAGTCAGTGAGTATCGACGTGTAGAGGTACTTTGCATCAGCAGGTACAGCACATCCGAAATCTGGGTTCATAATAGAGAAATCCGAATTGTTCAGAAGTATGAACTTTATGATATTCCCATCTGCATCTGTGAAACAAGCACCGACATTCCAAGCCTTTTCGTAGTAGTATTCACCACCAGGTTGTCTCCGAGACTCAGGACTTGTTAGACCTATTGCTGGATTATCCTCATTGTGATAACCTCTGTGCATCATTGGGAACTTCACTCTCTTGAATCCACCAACATCGATCTTGACATGACCGATGTAGTCTGCACTTTCATCACCATTAGATATTGATCGTCTGTATTTGTAGAGGTATTGACTTATGTTCTTACCGACACAACCATTTCTTGGTTGTACGTATGTTTGTTTTACAGCATTCTGTCTGAACCATACGAAATCGAACTTCTTACCCTCTGGTCTCCGTGGTTCTTCAAGGTTTGATGACCAGATGAAGTAGTCAGTATCGGTTTCATAATCATAAACACCCTTTCTCCAAGATTGTGGTTCGTGAACCCAAATACCTCCCGATTCTGCAACGTCGATATCTGCAACTTCACAAAGATCGGGATTTTCATTTGTGTCATATTTCCCAGAGTGTTTGTCGTGAAGTGGGAACACGACCATCTTTCCTCTTTCCTCTTCCTTTCCTCTATACTTTCTACGATTCTCGACGATCTTCTTTACGTGACCACTCATCACATAAGGCTTGTTATAAAGATAACCAGTTTCGTTGTCAAGATTAGAAAGTCTCTGAGGATCGAGAACGTTCTGTTTTAGTCCACGATTGTCGACGATCGATTCCGTGACTGCAATTACTGAATACTCGGGCTGTAGGATAGAAAGTTCGGGGTATTGTCGTTGCCATTTCTCAAGTTCGGATTCCTCGAGGAAGTTCTCAAGTTCATACTTACCGACAAATCCAGATTCACGACGAAGTGATCCATCGATCGTGATCCCTCCCATCAGTTTGTATTTTTCAAGGAATTCCGTACGACCCTTCTTGGAAACGCCATAGATTCTGATGTTCTGAAGATTTGGGAATTCTTGGATGATGTCTTCCCAACGGATGTTATCACAGTTTTCTATCCACAGTTTAGTGATCTTTGATTTGTCTTCGAAGTGAACATTTTCCCAACGGAGATTTCTCAAGCCACGAAGCTGTAGGAATGTGAACGTTCTTGGAAGCCAAAGTTCCTCGATAAGTGATCCCGATGCAAACGAGATACTCTGTAGTTTCGTTCGACGACCATCAAACTTACGTAGGCGAATGTTACCCGAAAGATCAAGCGATGTGAAGCCGTCTGATTGCAATCCTTGTACGTTCAGTTCTTCAAGATTCTGACATCCAGTAAGCGTGAGAGATTGAAGTGTCGTGTTGGTATCTGCACATGAAAGATCAAGTTTCTTCAAGGTCTTACAACTTGAGAAGTCGATGTTGTTGAGGATGTACTTCGAAACCTCACGGAAGTCGATCTCTTGCATTCTCGATGCACCGTAAATGAACTGAGGGTCATTAACGATAAGATCCATAAAGAACCTCAACGAGACCTTGTAACCGTTCCCCCCATTTGCAAGAATACCGCTTTGTTTTGGAGCACCACTGGTAAATCCATAACCAAAGTTGTATTGCTCGGATGCTTTTATGTGAATCTCCTTGTTATCTTGAGAGAAGTTGTGAGAGAAGTAGATTCTTATGTTATCCGATCTGTAAGTACCTGCGAGATACTTCGCATCGAGAAGGTCGAATCGGTTATTGATGATGTACTGACGATGTGATTCTCGATTTCCCTGCAAAGAATAAAGATAGTCGAGATTGTTCTCCAGTAGTGGCTTGATGTACTTGTGTTCAGAGTCCTTGTTATAGATTCTCTTCGACCAGTTGTTCATGAACTCTTCATTCAGAACATTCAAGACGTATTCTTTCGACATCACAGATCTGATCTTCTGTGCTGTTTCTTGAAGTTCGTTCTGAAGTGCTTGTCTTACGAGTTTCCAAAGTTCGGAATCATGACCTGCATAAGCAAAGTTCTGAATCGATGCGTCGTACGTGTCTTGGTCGATATCATAATCGTAGATGAGCTTACCATCATTACGAACACCAAGGATAGTATCGTTATCATAAGGGATGAAATACCAGATGTTACCATCCCACGTGGCGAACATCATGTTCTTCACTCTCTGGTCGACCATCATGAAGTATTCCGTCATGACGTACCAACCACAGAGGAAGTTGATATCGAAGTAGTCTCTTACTTCACGTTTGAACTTATCGGGACGACCAACACAAGACTTGATCCAGCTCCACAAACGACGAACGTGTCTTTGTCTATCACCTGCCTGTTCCCAAGTCATATCTTCGGGATATCGGAACTCGAGACCATTCTTGAAGTGAGTGTTCATATCATCAGTTTGGAACAGCCCCACAGCATTCGAGTTGTTGAGGAATTCCAAACACGTACAACTGTCGCCACTGAACCCATAGACGTGATCCGATTTCGCCTTGTCATTGTTGAAGTTATACTTGCCGATGTACTTGACATTTCCATCGAGATTATCAACGAACATATCACAAGGCTGACCATCAACACCTATACGAACATTGATATCTTGCTTCTGAGGTGGAACGAGGAATCCACATTGCTTGAATACATCGTTGATGATGATTGCAACACCAGAGTTGTGTGTGGATGATGATTCCGCAAAGTCGGCTTTCATTGTGAAAAGTCCAACCTCGGGGGAATTTGGCTTGAAAGCGTACTTTCTCTTTTCCTTCAGCACACCACCCACAGTCAGCGTATTCTCGGCATCCTTCTTCTTGACATCGAAGTAGAGACGATAGTTCTTACGTGGATAAGTCGTGGAAGATGTCCCCTGTATTCTCACACGACCATGACGAAGTTCAAATGAGAACTCTTTCCCAAACTTTGAGAAGAAGTCGACATCAAGCGGTACTTCGAACTTTTTGTTATTGGTCTTGTCTACAAGAGCGATATCCGCCTTCATCTTCATCACAGATTTCCCCTTTGCGAGAAGTTTCTGCATAGAGACCGCACCAGAATCATCAAGAACATCGCTATCTCTGTAAAGTCTAACAATGTCACGTGGGTCTGGTCTATCGATGATGTAGTTCATGAGTATTTCATCATCTTGAAGAGCACGGTCATAGATTCTGACAGTTCGAAGATCAATGTTTGCAGACGATGAATCTATCACAATGTTTCGAGGTGTCTGATGAAGGATTGAATCGGTGGAAGGGTATTGAACTGCACCACAACGTACACCATCCACGTAGATTTCAAGGATTCTCGTCTCTGTCTTCTTGGAAAGCACAAAAGTGATCTTGTAGAATCTACCAGTCGAGAACTTCGTTTCTACACGAACACCGCTTGAAGTTTGGATTCTTGCCGAGATTGGCGTGATCGAAATCCCAACACCTTGGTCAAGAGAATGGATGATCGGTGATGTTTTATCAGAGATCGTGTTTGTGGAGAACTCGAATTCGAAAGTCTTCCCAGTGATCGTCGGGTCAGTTTCGAATGGCTTGTGGTTTATTTCTATGCTTGCACCATTGACAAGAGAAAGTGAACCGTTCTTCCAACCTGAGGATGAGAAGTTCACGTTATGGAATGCCGTCGTGATCCCCTTATAAGTCCATACTGCAGGGTTCGATTCAGTGTTTGATCTACCTCCTGACATAAGCTCCAAGGACATACTGTCGACAACCTTGTCGATGTCCATTGATGATCTTTCAATGACGACTGGGAGGGAGAAGGTGTCGGATGATGTTTTAATAGAGATCGTCTTTGGAGAGCGATCGATGAATCTGTTCGTGTAAGTTTGGTCTATACGGTCAACGATGATTGAAGACTCTTGATCACCAACCGAAAGACGGATATTCGCCTTTGCCTTGGAAGGATCATAAACGTAATAGTTGAACGAGAATTCCTCAAACTGAGAGACCACCATCTTGATCTGTTCACCTGCGTCGTATGTTCTGCCGACCTTGTCATCGAACATAAACAGCGCAAAAGGCTTATAGAGATCAACACCTTTACGGAGGTGGAAGATGATCGAGTTTGAATGGATCGTTGTACCTGGGACTGACACATCAGTGGTCAATGTCATCGTGTGTATACCATTCACGATTGAACCTGCAGGGATTGAGAATGACCCATTTGTGACACCACTCTTTGTGACAGACTGTGATTGAAGTTGTGTCCCATCCATGAGAAGTTTCACATTTTTATCACCTGCACCAGTTACACGGAAAGGAATGATTATCGTGTCTGCGGATTCGTAACCTTGTCCATTTGAGGAGAGTTTATATGAAGTTTCAAGACGAATGTCGTAAACTCTCAGAGATTGATAAGTCTGCTTCGTCTTCGTCTCTCCTTCTTCATCCCTAATTGTACACTTGACGTAAATGTCGATAGTACCTTCTCTGAGATAGTCGTTGATGTCCACGCCATAAGTACCTGCCGAGACATCTTCGTAAGTCTTTGAGAACAGCGTCAGTGCACCATTCTTTACAGTGACTTCTATTTTTGCACGTATACCCGTCGATTCACCATCTGCGTTCTTGTAGTCATAGGTATAAGAGAATGCGGAAGTATCACCAAGGCGAATGTGCTTCTTGGTGAGTTCAGATTGAAGTATAAGCTTTGACTTCTGTATCTGGCCACCGCCACCTCCTCCACCTCCTGCAGGGATAGTCACAGATCCAAACTTCTCACCACGAACTTCGTCATAAAGAGAAAGAACAACGGATTGACCGTCTTCGGAGAGTTCTGCATCGAGTGAGGAGACCGAGTGTCTCTTGAGTTTCCCGATTTCTTGCGCAACTATAGCATTGGAGATCGGAGATTGTGAGTTCTCATCAAGTTCAACATCGACTGGGATTTTCACCACACCATCCTCATTTGGCAAGATTTCGGGATCTGTACCGATCTGTACCGATTTCACGCTACCTTTACCTGCATCAATTCTTACAGTTCCATCTTCCGAAGGTGTCAGTTCGTTACCATTTACAACGATCTTTTGAATAGGTGCAGACGGGACGATGATTCTTCGGTATGATCCGTTTGCACTGAGGAACATATCAGGTTCACCATCGTTCTTGATAATAGAAACCTTAAGTTTTTCCTCATCAGTGAATCTGTTCCCAAGCGTCTGTGAAAGCTTGCCAACCTCGATCCATCGATCATCAGAATCTGTGGCTGTGGGATTATAGGAGAAGAGCTTTCCGTTATGTTCGTACCCAGAGTTCGCCTTGTTGTAGATAGCGACAAGGTTTCCATCTTCGAGAGGTTCTCCCTTTTCACTCACAGGGTTCGTGGTCGACCGCATATCTTCAAGGGTGGAGAATGTTCTGAGAATCCCCATCTTGTAAGATTTGAGCTTTCCTTCAAAGTCCTTTATCGACTTTGCGAATTCGTTATTTTTCTCTGTGAAGAAGTTCTGTATGTCTTGAATGATACCTTCCTTCGTGAAGTTTGTAAGGTTTCTATCACAGATTATGACATCTCGAGTTTCCTTGACGTAAATGATCGATGTACGACGAACTTCAACATCAAGGTCTTCATATTCCGAGATGTTCTGAAGTATCATAAACGTCACATTCTTGCCTTGTTCACCAGACCACTGCTGGACAATGTCAAGAATACCAGTAGATCCGACGACAGAATCTGGCTCAACGACATATCTTCCGTTTTGAACGTCATATCTCAAAACGTACTTTACGTTTCCGAGTGGATCTTGTGGCAGTTTCAGATTTTCAAGAAATAAACCAGTGTATTGGTTTATCTTCTGAACCATAAGATCTACTACACCAAAATTCTCGTTTATTATCTTTCTTGATTCCTCAAGAGAGTTGTCTACAGATACTTTCTTTATGGATTGAGTTGCCATTCTTCAAAGATTTCGTTATTTACCGATATTGGCATATACGGAAAGTCCCACCAGAGGACTTTGCCAATGGTGGGACTTGCTTTTTATTGTACGTGTTTTACGTATCTGTCATAATCATCACCCTGTATCACGTTCACAAAGTTGTGTTTCACACAAAGAGAACTATTGACTTCGTTGTCGAATATCTCACATTCTACTGTGTAATTTCCTATCTTTTGAAATGTGTAACACATAACAAGAGAGTTGGTGAGTGAGAGGACTTCGGTATCTCCTTGTTTTATCTTCCAATTTGCGTTCACTATCCCATCAATATAAGATTCATCAACACTGAAGAAGATCGGGTGGAATGGTGCAACGAAGAATGATTGCTCGTATATGTTCGTGTTGTTCCACTTAAATGGATAATCAACACTTTCCTTGTATTCTGCACGAAGACCTTCTGCACGAAGATTAATGTCCTCGTAGACCATTCTGTGGGAGACGATCTCAATAAACGAGGTCTCCCATTCTCGGTAGATCACGTTGAACTCTCGGAGATCGATCTGATGACGAATGTCTTCGTACAAATCACGCATCGTTTGTCTTTCTCGCATTTCACCACTGAGAGTGAAAAGTTTTGATTGTAATGAGTATCTTCCTTGTGTGAATGAGTGGATAATGATCGAAGGGTATCTTACACCAGACAGATTCAAGTCATCCCAAGAACGGATACCGAAGTCCGATATCTTGAACTCTGATTTTCTATAGTTCATTCTTCGGAATCCAAGTGAGGGATCTTTGAGCATGTGAAGTCTTTCATATTCATGAATCTTCGACGACAAGAATCTCAGACGAGCATCGCTCATTCTCTGATGCTTTTGTATTACCTTGCTTGGATGAGACTTGAAGAAAGCGAGGAAGTTTGGGATCTTCTGTCTCACTTCGAACATCTTCTTCTTTTTGAAGATTTCTTCACCACCATAGTACTCATAGACGATCTTCACATCATAGACACCTTTACGATTGACGAGGATCTTGATTTCACTCGTGGAAGGTGAAAACTCGCCAGTCATCTGGAAATCACCGTCTGTAAGTTCGTATGTCGCTCTGTAATATTGATAATGGTCAACATTCCCCCACGTGGCGAGTGTACCTTCATAATTTTCATAGTTTGTAGGAACATCTTCGTACCGACGATTAAAACTGTCGTTTCGAAGTATTACTTCGACACCTATCTTTGATTTCCTGCTCCCAGTTACAAAAGTGTCGTGGAATCCCTTATAACCAATCGATGCACCAATAATAGAAGTCGAGATTGATGAAAGCTTTCTACTTCCAATTGAAGATAGTTTTGGATTTCCTTGAAGATCTGCATCTGCAACATACAGAGAATCGTTACGTGTATCTTGGAGATAATAAACACGTCGATCTGTGGTTATTATATGTGACCTCGATTTTATATTTTGCGTATGTTCATGCTCTGACCAAGAAGTGGTGATCTTGTATTTTCCAAAGAATACGAATTCTCCTATGATATCGACAATATCTGAAATACCACCGATTTCTCGGTCTTCGATCCACTTCTTAATACCGAACAGCTTTATGACGATTTCGTCGACTGTAAACAAGAAGTTGTCTTTCACAACAGGAAGTCCTTGATCATCGTAAAGATCATCCACCACTGAGTTATACTCAAAGAACAGACCAAACTTTGAAGTCTTCTGTAGGCGAGAGTAGTCCATCGATTTTTCGGAGAGATCTTCATAGACAAACTTCCCAGTTTTGGGATTTAGCCAATATTCCTTAATCTTGAGGTCTTGGAAATCGAACAGGTTCAAGATACCTCTGACACCTTTATGGGCGGAGAAATATGGCTTGATGTTGTGCATTTCTATCAAGAATTCCTTACGCTTGCGATTAAGAATAGAAACGTCGGCAACATCACAGTCTGTGGGATGCGTTCTGAAGAGAAATGCGTCATCTTTAGAGAGATATTCTCCAAAATCGGCAAGTCTGTCGATGAACCTTTCATCTTCCTCTTCAACGAAGATTTGTGCAGTGAGTTCGATAGCTATTTCTCCGTCAAGTTCGATCACAAGGATGTCTTCAATGAACCCACCTTCCGAAGATGAAGCCATGATCTGCAAGCACTTTGGTGTTGCAAAAATGTCACGAATCTCGACGATATCTGCCCCGAAAGTCGCTGTTTTATCCTCCTTAAAATCCTCATCGAATTCATCAAACAGTCTTATCTCTGGTTCTGATTCATAAGGTGATCCAACATCGAAGAACTTGAACTTTCCTTCGTGCATTTTGCACTTCATATGTCTAAACGAACGAACATCGTCATATTCGATCTCGTCATAGATCTTGACTTTCTCCATGAAGTACAAGCTCTGTGTCTCAATAAGACCTGCACTTGTCTTTGAGAATATGAAATCACCTTGAAGAAGATCAAGTTCTTCATTGTATTCAAGATCTATGATTTCTCCGTTTTTTTGGAATAGCGTTATGTTCTTTAATCGATTCAGAGACATATTTTGGAGGATATTTGCTTATTTACCGACCTATATAAACGGAAACAAGAAGAAAAAACATAAAGAACCGCTATGAAGTACGATATGATGAAGATAATCCGTGCCGTCGAGAAGATAGGTGGAGAAATAGACCGAACACCTGCTTTCTTGAACATTGTCGGCATCCGTGATTTATCCAATCCAAACACATGGAACGATATCTGTGTTTATTTCAGATTTAACGAGAAGGGCGAAATAGAAATCCGTGAGATTCTTGAGTTCACGACAGACCCAGGTATTGACAATCTCCAAAAGCCACTAAATCCACAAGGTTGTGCAATCTTGAAGCGTGGATTCCATAAAGACCTGTGGCAGATCGGTCTGCATCAAGGAAAGTATGAAGCACTTCGGCAGGCATCTCCTACTCATGTTCACCGAGATAACAACAGAGATGCGAAGCATGATCTTCTTGGTGATGACTTCGGAATGTTTGGCATAAACTTCCACCGAGCATCTTCTCAGAAGCTTGTACCAGTTGTTGGTCTCTATTCTGCAGGTTGTCAAGTTGTGAGAAACATTAATGACTTCTCAAAGTTCATGCAGTGGGCAAATCAAGCCAAGAAAGCAGGACAGAAGGCATTCTCCTACACGCTTCTGACAGTGGAAGATATCCTCGCTGTAGAAGATATCAAACCAGAATAACAAAGAGAAAGCTTAAGAATACAAAGAGAAGCCCCGATCATCAACCAACGAAGAT